CTGATCTTTGTTGCATAAATCTATTTGGTACAGCAGTTAATGCTCCAAAATCTGATTCATAAATATCAACAGCAGCAACTAATCTTTTATTTTCAGCTGGGTCAAACCTAGTTGATCCACCAGTAAAACCAGATAGTTTTTGTTTGTTGAAAGAACCCAACATAATCATTGTTGGATCTCCACCAGAGTCCCAACACTTCTTTACAACATCTTTTAGTTGTGATTCTGTAAAGGCTCTTTGAGTTCCAATAACTCTTACATCAGTACCATTACCAGCTGGATCTGCTGGAGTAGGAGAACCTGCTGCTGAGTGGTTAGTGTTTGCTTCAATCCAAGTTTCAATACCAGCAAGTTTTCTTGCTGCTGTATCACTTCCTGTAGCTGGAGCTTGGTTTAATAATAGAGTAGTTTCCATATCTCTTTTTAGCTCTTTAGAAGCTTTTGAGATTTGGTAAGCCATTTCATTATTTCTACCAGCTTTAGATACAGACTCTAGAGTACCAGAAACGATCACAGCTTTTCTTGAAATCTGTGTTTTGTTTCCAACTCTAACAGTTGCAACCATAGCATTAAAAGCTACTTCATCACCTTCAATTTGGTGATTGTTAGAAGCTGCTGCTGCTAAGGCATCTGTTTGCCATTCATGGTGTACTCCTGTTGCTGTAGTTTTTCCAACATTTGACATAAAAGGAGTGTCAGTTGGACTTATTGAATAAATAATATCCGATAAATCTTCTCTTTCACCTTTTGCATCATATTGGCTATATGTGTTTGTTATTTGTGCCATTATATTTGTCCTTGAGGTTAGTTGTTATTAATCATGTCTAAAAACATACTGGTTGCATCTTTAGTGCTGCCAGATTTTCTTAGACGACTAAACTTTTCTTTTCTAGTTTTTAGAAGTGCATCGTTGCTATCTTTTTTAATCCCAGAAGAAAATGGTCTATTCGGTTTAGTAATTTTTCTTGCAATATTCGGTTTTGAACTTTGCATATTACGATACTTCATAGCATCTCTAACCAACAGAATTATCCTATGGTCACTAACATCATTAATTTCATGGTCTGTAAAACCATAAGATTTTAAATTAGTGTTAAGGTCTTTGCTTAAACTTGCTAATTTACTTGGATCAGATAACTCAGGCATTTTACTTTTCAACAAATAATGTTGTTCCATAATATACTTTTGCTTTTCTTGTTTCCTAGCATTTTCAGTTTTAGCAATGCTGTCATTAAGAACTTCTTGTTTTTTTCTTAAACGATGTTCTATTCTTGCAGCTTCTGTGGCATCTTCTTCATACAACTTTGATAAATCAGCAGAACTAATCTCCTGGTTTAATTGTTGTTGGGCATAAGACAGAGCTTGATTAACTTCGTCAAACTTTTTAGATAAGTCTTGCCTTTGTTGTTCAGACTCAGATTGAAAGCTCTTTCTTTCATGAGAAAGCTCCTCCGTCTTGCGTCTGTAGTCACTATCCCTTGAATAACCGTTCTTTAATTCATCAAGGGTAACATCTAATTCTTGACCAGCAACTTTTACCTTGTAGGTGGAATCTTCTAGTTCCTCTTGAATCTCAGTATGTTGTTCGTCTTGAGATACTTCTTGCTCAGATAATTCTGTATCTTCGCTTATTTCCTGTTCCTGAGGTTGATCTTCGTTTGAAGATTCCTCATTTGTTGGTTCAGGAGAATTTTGTGTTAGTGTTGAAGCTTGTTGTCCAACAATATCTTCTTCTTTTGGACTTAATAATCCATTTAATGCTTTTGTTGCTTTTTGCATATCAGTTTCAGATCCTTTTAAAGGGTTGCCTTGATTGTCTGCCATGTGTTTGTCCTTTTTAAGTTAAGCTCCTCATATGAGGTTGGCTTATCCCAATCATTGTGACTAGAATTCTTTATTCTTAATATTATTTCTAAAATCTTCTAATTGCTTACTTGCAAGTTTGCCTGTTTCAACAATTTCTATAAAGTGTTGCTCTACTTTACCGACCACTTGGTAAGCTAACCAAAGTTTTTCTCTAGTTTCAGTTTCGGCTGCACCAGTATTAAATAAGCTTTCTGAATATAAAGCTTTGAGTTTAATAAATGCTGCTTTTAATAAATCGTTTTCTAAAAGTTGTTTAGCCTTGTTCGATTGGGTCTGTTCCTTTTGGAGGTCGCCCTGTTCCAGGTTGTTCATTTAAACTTTCAATTTGATTTTGTAACATTTGTGATTTGTCATTTGTGTTTCTAAAATCTTTAATAGATTCTTGTACTAGGATTTTGTTTAAATTTGCGTCAGCTCTTAATTGTTGTGAATCTATTTGAGCATTGTATTTTAACTCAAGTTCTTTCATTCTAATTTCTTGATCTAAAAGCATCCCAGCATTTCTACTCTTTAATTCTTTAAGCTCTAATTCTAGTTGTGCATTTTTTCGTTTTTCTTCTGATGCAATTCTAGTAAATTCTATTTTCTCAATAGGTGTAGGAGCTGGTGGTTGTTTAGGTTGTACCATCGACTTGCCCATATCAGGATTAACAAAATAATTATCAACATTTTTAAGCCCAGCATTTTCAACAATTTTTGCCAAACTATTATAAATATTTTTAAGACTAACCATTGGGTATTCTTGACCACCCTGTAATTGAAAGGCTTGAAGCTGTCTTTCTAAAATACTATTCATTATAACCGCTTGTTGATCGCTAGATCCTGTACCTAAGCCAACACTAATAGTTATATTATATCGGTTTCTCCATTCAGTAGGTCTGACTGGTACAAACTCATTGTTTAACTCAACAACTCTTTCTTTATCTTGATACTTACAAGTAAGTTCAAATATTTTTTTAAATAAATCTTTAATTCCTGTTTCAGCAAATACTCTAGCTACTAATTCCATTCTCATCTGAGATTGGCTCATTAAAGCATTAACACCAGTTGCAGTTTTATTTAAACTGTCGGCATCTAATCCTTGTGAGTATCTTGTAACACCAGTTCTAGATTCTCTAACTGTATCTAAATATTCTAGTAGTGGAAAAGCTTGTTGTGAAATAGTTTGTGATTGCATTGGCATCATAACTTGACTTGGTGGTTGTTTAGTTCTTACAACTCCGCCAGGTCGACTTGTTAATAGGTCATCCAAGTTCACCATTCCATCCATGATGGCTACTCTGTTATTATTTGTTAAATACATATTATCTAACAACTGTCGCATAACAGTAGATTTAACTAATTGAACATCTTCTACTAATTCAGAAATTGATCTGCCATAAAATCTGTGTGGCATTGGAATAGGTGTGATTGAACAAAATGGCATTTTATCACAAGCCATATTTTCTAATATTGTATAACCGCCAGTTCCAGCAACTGTAATTTTTCTTAACTCTGCAATACCATCTCCATCAGTATCAACTCTAATATAACATTCAAATAATTCTACTTCTTCTGTTGAACGATCTGTGGATTCAGCAAAAGGTGTTTCGTCAATACCAGAATTTCTTGTTAAGCTTTCTTCATTTAATAAATTTTCATTTGAAATGGGTAAATCATCTATTATTTTTTTATCAAAGCCCATCTCTATTAATTCACTTCTTGTCTTAGAAACTCTGTGAGCTATAAAATTTGCTTCTTCAATTGTCTTAGCTGTTCTTTGAATTAAAAATTCCTCAGGTGGAATATTTTCTATCTTAACTTTGCCAGACCCATTAGTTCTTTTAATAATAGCATTGTGCATCATAGGCACAGGCATTTCTGGCATAATTTCGCCAGTCTTAATAGCCATAGCTTTAACTACTTCTAATTGAGCTTTAGTAGTTTCATCTTCAAAGCTTTCTTCTTCTACAACTTCAATATTATCATCTTCTATTAATATTCTGTATTCATCGTCACTTAAATTTGTATATGTTTCTTGCTCAACACTTTCAGACTCATCCCAATAAACTTTGACGATCCCATTCTTTTCTAAAAGAGCATCTTTGAACCAGGTATATAAAATTGAAAAACCATCGTTATCTTTATTAAAAATATAATTAATATAGCTAGTTACTTGCTCAGCCATCTTAATATCTTCAACTTTAACAGGCTCACACTTAACAACCTTCTCACTTGATGTAAAAATTCTAAGTAGGTTTGGCAGTATGGTTTCAATAGTGTCAGCTACATCAGTTGATACAACTTGTGATCTACCATCTATTTCTGTGCCTAGCTTTTCGCCCATGTAATACTCAAGCGATTTTTTTCTTTGGCTAGATAAAGAACCACCCATATACCCTAAAGCATTTGTTATTTCGGAATTGATAATTCCTCTTAACTCTATATCTGATATTTTTTTTGCCATAACTTTTTAAACTATATAATTTGTGTTAACTGGAACTTCTTTTTTCCAATTTGAAAGTTCTATTCCTTGCCCAGCTACTCCAGTTCTAAAAGCATCAGCACAATGCGATGCGTAAGAGTGTTGTGGTTTAGATTTAAAAACTTGTGCCTTGTCATCCCATTTTTTTTGGTAGGCTTTTAAATACTCAATTCCTGTTGCACACTTGTCCTGGTCAAACCAGCAATTTACTAAATTTTTTCTGACAGATTCTATTCCATCTTCAATACTAAGCTTAGGTGCTACTTCACCAACTATACCAAGATCCAATAAAGCTTCTAATCTTGTTTTAGCATAATTGCCAAGCTCCCTAACTTTTACATCATGGGGGAATATGTGAGTGCTATATTCAAAGCCTTTATTTTTTAAAACATCAGCATAGTGATCTAAACCATGTCCAGTATTTTCGTAATAATCAATTAATCTTATTTCTTTTTTGTGTCGCTGCACAAACCATATTGCAGTCTGGTCATTCATGCCCAGATCCCACCATGTTTCTACATCTATGTCCTCATCAAATAGATTGGACACCATTCTTTTTTCTTTTACTAAATCTTCTATTATAGTTCCATAATACGATCCTGTTATTGCAGCTTGAAATGAACATTCAAATTCTTGCTCATATAAGTCTTTGGACATTACATCTTTAGCAGCCTGTAATTCCTCATCGTCTAAAATTTCTGTTTCACTTGCTTTGTAAGTACAAGCATACCATTTAGGATTTTTTATAGCTGATTGGTAAAGCTGATAAAAATTGTTTCTTCCTTTTGGTGTACCTATAAAAATGCACCAACCTTTTCGGTCTGCCAGAGCTGGTCTTATGACTTCTGGAAATATAGTTGGTTTAATAGATTGTGTTTCATCGAATACACAACCATCTAAACTAATACCTCTAATTGCTTGATCGTTTTCAGCTCCAAGAATTGTTATCCTTGAACCATTTGGTAAATCACATCTAAGCTCAGATTCATTAAATTTAGTGCCAGGTATCTTTCCAGCGAACTGCTTAATGTAATCCCAAGCGGTTGCCTTTCCTTGTAGCCTGTAGGGCGATATAAAGGCATATCTAGGGTTAAGGTACTTGTTAGTTAAAGCTGCTTTTAACATATGGTTTATAGCCATGACTGTTTTACCAGCTCTCCTGTGGAGAACGATCACACTAAACCTATGTTTATCTATTTGCCCATGTAGTATTTTTTGTAAAGCTCTAGGCTTGTAAGGTATAACTATATTCGGCATTTTTTAAAATTAGTGGAGTGTAATACTTTCAGATGTAGAAATAGGCTCTATGCCAAGATCATCCATGACCTGGAAAGAAAAATTATCACATTCTTTTAAATCTTTAAAACCATCAAAATGTACGATCACACTTTTAGTGGACTCCATTATATAAACGATAGCCGTATAACCCTTTTTTTTATCATCAAATTTTTTCATGCAAATCTCTTGTTGTAGGTGTGTGTAACTTCCCTAAGTTTTTTTTCTAATCCAAATATTATTTTGGGGGTCGCTTTTATTTAAACCCCATGAGATTCTGGTGCAGAACCAAGTAAAATGATTGTTAATCAACTGTTCTGCTTAAATAAGCTAATAAATTAGCCATTTATTTATAGAAATATAAATAAAGTATAGCTTACTTTAATTTTTTAAGGTTTTACTTTAGAATTATTCTATTATGTGACAAATATGTCACAATTTTATCAATTTTTGGCTATAAGTGAGTGTGTGCTACGTTTGGGTCAATTTAGGGAGATATTACAACTAAACCAACAAATACAATACTATTTTCACCTATTACTTATCCCATTTAACTACAAGAGGAGATGAATCTGATCCCAAATGAGTTAAACTATCCTTCTTAGCATAATATTTAGGTGCTAATCGTTCTGATTTCCACTTAGTTAAATCAATAAATGATTTGATTAAGTGAGTCTGACCTAAATCTGTTTTCTCTTTAAACTTACTATCTTCTAAACTCTGATTAATTAAATCAGTAGCATCACTCAGTAAATATTCTATTCCATCAGTCTTAGCTGTTTCATATTGTTTTCTAAGCTCTTGGTCTTTAGCCATCCACAATCTAAATGATTGCCAACATGGTCTATCTTCTTTTTTATTCTGTGGAGATAAACAACTTCTGATACTTAAACCAATTGCTAGTTCTTCCATAATATCAGCAATAACTTTTGGATTCTTTTTTGTTTTATTAGCCATTTTAAATGTAATTAAGGGTTGTAATTGAATTAACACTCATGTTAACTCACTTAGATTCGTTATTAACCGAATCAGAGAGGAATAATATGTTTAGAAATAATAAAATATCATCCAACACAGTAAATATGTTCAAATT